TTGTTGGCGCAAAATCAGCCCTATCAAAAGGGATGGTGGACGCTGTTGAAACATTGGAAGAAACTGTTACTCGATTAACGAAAATGCCGGAATCGAGTAACCAGAATGTCAGTCCGGAAGTAAACCAGGAGGTGCAGATCGTGGGATTTGATATTACTTCGCTTAACGATGACGCACAAGAGCATATTAAAACGCTAGAAGCTCGAATCTCAGAACTGGAAACCAGTAATACCAGTCCCGACTCGGAAGAAATTTCCGATGAAGTTCTGGCTACTCTTCCAGATGAGGTAAAGTCACAATTGGAAGCAGCTTACCAGAGAGCTGAAGAAGCCGTAGCCAAAGCTGAAGCTGCAGAATCAATTGCAGCAATTGAGAGAGAGGCAAGGATTACGAGAGAATTGCAAGATCAGGTTCAAAAGCAATTTCCTCATCTTCCTGGCACATTAGAAGAGAAGGCAGTAATGCTTGGTGCTATTGAGAAATTGGATGAGAAGGATCAGAAGTCCATTAAAACTCAATTGGTTGCGGGGAATAAAGCTATTCAAACATTGTTGACTTCTGAAATTGGGGAGAAAACCCAATCGATGGGTTCAACCTATGCCAAGATTGAATCGTTGGCATCAGAGTTGATGGCAAATAAGGGTATTTCAAAAGCCCAAGCGATTAAGGAAGTTGCACAGTCACATTCTGATCTTTATTCTGAATATGTGGCTGAAACCAGGGAATCACATAACCAGTAATCAGAGGAGAATTTTAAGATGGCATGGACAATTCCAGGGTTCACTTTCACACGAGTGGCTGGTGCTGATTTGAGTTCATCCCAGTACTATTACGTGAAACTTAGTACGACGGATACCGTCATTGTGTGTGCTGCGGCTACTGATATTCCTATCGGTATTCTGCAAAATGCACCGACAAGTGGTCAAGAAGCTACCATCATGGTAACTGGCATTTCTAAGGTCAGTGCTGATGCAGCTTTGTCGATTGGTCAATTGATCGGTACAGCTGGTGATGGTCAAGCAGATGCAAAGACTGTTGGTTCGGACACAACTGAATATGTCGTAGGAAATGTTTTAGTTGCCAGCAGTGCTGGTGATGAACTTGCGACAGTTACAGTTAATTGCTTGAACCCTCATAGAGCTGCGTAATTAATAATGCGCCAAGCGAGTTTAGAGTTTCATGCATTATCAATTCGTTTGGTAAAGGGTCTAATCAAAGGTTGGGAGCGATGGCTCCGACGAATTATTGATGAAGATCGAGAAGGAATTACCGTTGAAGCCGGGAGGATAAATAATGGGTCAGCCCACAAGAAATAGTGTACATGTTGATGCCGTATTGACTAATATCAGTGTGGCGTACATTCAAGATCGTTCAAAGTATGTTGCAACGCAAGTCTTTCCAATTATCACTGTTGATAAAGTGTCAGACTTGTATTTTACGTATACTAAAAACGATTGGTTTAGGGATGAAGCCCAGCGTCGAGCCGATTCAGCCGAATCTGCAGGCAGTGGGTACAATCTAACAACCGCTTCGTATAATGCTGATGTGTATGCTTTCCATAAGGACATTGGAGATCAGACACGGAACAATGCAGATAATCCATTGAATTTGGATTCAGAAGCGACTGAGTTCGTGACACAGCGTCTTCTTCTCCGTCAGGAAAGAAAGTTTGTGTCCGATGTGTTTACGACAGGTGTGTGGGGAACAGATGTCACATTGTCGGGAACTGATCAATGGAGTGACTTCGTTAACAGTGATCCAAAGGATGATGTGGATACTGCTGTTGAAGCCATTCTTGGTGTAACTGGTTTTAAACCCAACACGATGGTAGTCGGGTGGCAGGTTTGGCGTCAGTTGAAAAACCATCCAGATTTCCGCGAGCAGATTAAATTCACTTCTGGTGCGAACATGTCTCCAGATATGGTGGCTGCGATGTTGGAAATTGATCGTTTCATTGTTGCAGAATCGATTTATGCAACCAATGAAGAAGGTGGAACCGCAGCATATGCGTTCAACTTCGGAAAATCTGCATGGCTTGGGTATGTCAATCCGAATCCTGGTCTGTTGGCTCCAAGTGCTGGTTATACCTTCGCGTGGAATGGTGTATCCGGTAGTATTGGTGCAAACGTTGGTATCAGCAGCATCGATATGCCGTTGAAGAAGGCTACCCGTATTGAGGGTGAAGTCGCCTTTGACAATAAGATTGTAGCAACTGATTTGGGTTATTTCATCAGTGCTGCTGTTGCGTAAATAAGGAGTTCGTTATGCATTGCGTAGTTCAGAAATCGTTCAACGGGAACGGTATCGATTACCAAAGTAATTGGTTGATCGATACCACGGGATGGGACTCGCGCCGTAGGAACCAACTGATCACACAAAATTATATGCGAATTGCCTCCGAGGAAGAGGTTTCTTCTGCTACCACAGAGGAGAAATCTCCTTCTCCACGGCGATCTTCTCGAACTCGTAAAAAGAAGAAGGTATCAGCGCGGAGGTAACATTCATGGGAGTGCAAGGAAAAAATAAAGGTAATTTTATCGTTGGTCGTATGAGCAGCGATAATCTGCATATTGCGTCTGTCACATTGACAAATGCTCAGATTTTGTTAGTACGAGCGACTCCAATTACTCTCGTTCCTGCCCAGGGGGCAGGGACAGTAATTGAATTTGTCAGTGGGATGTTGTTTCTGGATGCAGCGGCAGGTGCCTATACGGAATCAGCTGACAACTTGATTTTCAGATATGTTGATGGGTCTGGGCTTGTTGTCTGTGATGACATAGAATGTACTGGATTTATTGATCAAGCTGATGAAATGGCAACTACTATTTCAGCAAAAATTAATGCCATTGCTACTGATGCTCAGTGTGTGAATCAGCCATTAGTTATTCATGGTTCTGGTAACGGTGAATTTGGTGGTGGGAATTCTGCGAATGATTTGCTTGTTAAAGTAGGATATCGCGTTCATGCATCGGGTTTCTAATATAAGGTAGAAATGACTTGGTCTTATTCAGTCTCAACTCTAGCTACTAGTGCTTTGAATCAAGTCCGTCTGTTGATTGGCGATACTCTTTCTACAGACGAACAGCTTCAGGATGAAGAGATTCAATTCTTCATCGATAATGAGCAGAGTACTTATATGGCAGCGTATCGCTGTGCATTAGCGATAGCTGCCGAGTACTCTCGAAAAGTAGACAAGGAAATGGGTGATCTCAAAATCCTTGCTTCTCAACGTCACAGACATTATCTTGAACTAGCTGAGCAATTGCGTCTGAAAAATGTCCCTGCCATTTTCTCTGCAGGAGGAGTGTGGCAATCCGAGAAAGATACATTGTCGGATAATACTGATTGGGTACAACCGTGGTTCAGTCGTGGAATGATGGATAACTCGTAATGGCTGTCAGTCCAAATCTTGATATCGGGTTCCGTGACTTAATGACGGAGACCGTGACGTACGCAGAACAAACGGGGCAGAATCAGTACAACGAACCGACATTTGGAACACCAGTCTCGTATCAAGCCAGAGTGGTTGGCAATCTTATGGAGTTGCGGAACAAACGGGGTGAACAAGTCACATCGACCGTCGAGATATGGTTGGATACTGTCGATACCATTACGACTGATGGTCAAATCACTTTGTCTGGATCGGAATGGGTTGATACCACACCGGAGATTTTCACCGTCCGTCGAGTCACTGACGATAAAGGTGATAGCCATATTCAAGTCTCTTGTGGATGGCAGTATCATCGCCAGGGAGCGTAAATGGCGTTTGGAATATTTACAGGATTCGCGAAAAGAAGTAATTTAAATCCTAAGTTTCGATTTCGCTGGGATCTTATAGCTGCGGGTTCAACAAAACGTCGTTTACGGAAAACTGCAGACCTTGTTCTGGATGCATCCGAAAAAGCTATGAGAAGGGTTACGAATAAAATCAAAAAAGAGAGTCAAAGAATTGTTCCTATAGGAGAAACACGTAATCTCCACAATGCAGCATTTACGAAAGTAACAAGAACTCGAAACATTGTTGATGGCGAAGTAGGGTATGACACTAAAAAAGCTCCGTAT